CAATAACCAGGCAAATAAACTTTGCCGCCTGCCGACTGATCTACCCATTGTTTGATAAATTGGTATCTATCCATTATTTTTTAAGTTGAATAGCGTTTAAGCGTTCTTGCATTTTAGCGACCTCAACGGCCAAATCTTTACGCTCTCGATCGCAATTTACCAAAAGCGCGTTTAAGTCTTCGATTTTGGATTCCAATTTTTTTTCAGTCGATCCCCACATATTGAAAAAAAACCAAGTAGAACCAACGAAAAATATTACTGAAAGTCCTTGATCTTTTAGTTTAGAAGCGAAGAGGTCGTATAGTTGTTGCATTTGTTTATTTGGGTATTTGTCTTAAAATCTTTTTTTCGGTCGCTTAAAATTATCTTCAATCCAAGTAAAGCAAACCATGCCTGCCATAAATCCAAAACCGGCGAAAACTCCAAAAAGCGCGTACTTTAAAAATTCCATCATCGCTTTACAACTGTTGCGGGCCGAATCACATAATCCGTACCAAGTGAATACCAGTTGTTTCCATTTTGGAAATACTCAATAAAGCCTTCCACATTCCATTCAGTCAAACGAAGATAGCCCGGTGAATAGTAGGCCCGCTTCCAAGTTCCTGCCGCCTTTGTAAACGACCACTGCAAACGTTCTAAACCTTGCACTTTAACAACCCGAAAAAATATAGTTGTTTGTTGGGTGTATCCTTTAAGCGCCCACGTTTGCAGCGTTAAATCCTTTTGTCCTGTTGTATCGAACAAAATTACACCGTAGGCCTGCTCTATTTGGTTGCCATCTCGGATCATCCCTCCTATTTCACTTCTGTATTTTTGAACTACTCGCATATCCGCTACCCGCCTGCCTATTTCTTGGCTTGACAACTGCCTAAGCGCTTGTACCTGCTGAACGGTATCTGTGATGGGTACATCTGTTTGTATGCGCTTACCGGTGTCGTCAATTGTCAAATGCGTAAGGTATAGCCCCTGCGCGGTTGGCGTGATGAAGGTTGTATCTGTGATTATTGTTTGCGCTTGCATTTGTAGCGCTGTTAGGAGTAGGGTAAATATTAGTGTATTTTTCATTGTCTTAATTATTTAGAAAGTTGATAGTGCGCTGCGCTTCCAGCCCGCTGCGGTTTTAATATAAATGTAATTTGCATCCCAAGCAACGTCACCAGTATTGCCATTTCCATCGGCTGTGCCTGTTGGTGTGTATGCTGTACGGAGGCGTAGTTGCGAGTAGCCATTGGCGCCATTAATGTCGATTAAGTCGGTGGGCGCGTTGGTTCTTACTCCAATATTACCATCGTCACGAATCATAAACGCATTGTTGTTGCCTGCGGAATTATGAAATTGCGCTGTCCAGGTGGAGGATGTACTTCCACCTCCTACTACTTGAAATCTGGCTGATGGTGCAGTATAGCTTCCAACTATTGTATTAAATCCAGATTGAGTCGATAAATATGTTGTTTCGGTAAAACGAACCGATCCGTTTACCTGCATCCTTTCACTTGTATTCCAATTTGATGGGAAGGCAGGAGATAATGTGAATCGACCATCCGAAGAAAAACGAGCAACCGGGCCATTGTTGGCAAATATAAAATAAGGATGATTTGAATATGTGCCAAAGTTAGCGTACCCAAAAGCGCCAAATGTTTGTAGTCTAAAGTCAACCGTACCTCCAACAACTCTAAAAAAAGGATCGCGCGTGCTTGGCGCTGATAACTCTAGGTTTCTCAAATTATTATCAAAGGTCAATCCGGTACTTCCACTTTGCGTTTGCGCTCCTGTCCAAAATGATACCTGTCCGCTTGTTCCTGAGCCTGTAACGTCGTCATTTGGATCTGTATCAACCGTAACAGTACCGCCGCCATTCGATAAAGTTAAAGTATTGGTTCCAGTAGATAACGTTTGCAGCTCATTGCTTACACTTCCATCCACCTCCGTACCTGTGACCGTAATAGTAGTACCCGCTGTACCTACGGTATTAATCCCAGCGCCTGCAATAGTTACCGACCCTCCTGAATTCGAAAGTGTAGCTGTGTTTGCTGCTACTGATAGCGTTTGCAGCTCGTTTGTAGCACTACTATCTGCAACGGTTTTTGCCTCCCATCGCTTGTCAATGTTATCCCAAGTTAATACCTGGTTATTGATAGGATTCGGCACAAAAACGTCGTGTAGTTCGTTAAGCTCATATCCGTTTTGCACTTGTACAAAAATAGCGCCCTGCGTTGCATGTTTGCGAACACAAAATCCAATCATTACGCCATGTTTGGGAGCTGTTGGTCTTACGGCTGTCATTGCTCCTGCGGTGTCGGCTGATAACCATACTATGTCGCCTTCTGTTAGGTTAGTAGTGTTAAGGTTGCGAACCAAACCGAACGTCGTGCAAAATGCTTTGTTTCCGCCTGTGGCACTTTCTGCCATTAACCCAAACGTGGTAGCGCTTGTTGCATCTGCTGTTGCAAGTGCATAGCGTACCGTTTTATTTGTTCCATCTGCGCCTACAATGTACACTACTTTACCCTCTGTAAGTCCTGTGTTATCGGCATGCTTCACTAAACTTACTTCTTTCTCTCCTATTTGTAAAGTTACATTGCCGCCCTTTAATAGCAAAGTAAGTGTTCCATCCGTGTCATTCCATTGGACACGACCAACTGAGCCATCAAGCGCACTGCCTGTGCGAAATTGCAGGTAATTAAGGCTGTCAAGTATAATTGTATCGTTCTCAATCCTAATGCCTTCGCCTGCGGCCAAAGTAGAGCCGCTGCCAATTTGAACCCATGTAGAGCCATTATAAAAATAAACCTCCGGAGTCGTACAATTATTAATTACTACCTTACTATCGCCTTTCGTGGGAGTGTATGCCGGTGTCGTGCATCCTGCAATTTCCTCGATTGTGTTTCCAAGTAATTGCCATCCTCCGGGCGTGTTGTAGTGATACCATTTCCCTGTTACGGTGTCAATAGCAACTCGCGAAGTACGTGCAGGAGGCACAAATGAAGGCGCGCCGTTAGTATAACTAATTCCGGCGCCGTATGCAATGTTATTTTGTGCGGAAATTTGCGGTAAACTGCAAAAAAGCGCGGCAATTATTAAAAGGTATTTCATTATCCTATCATTTTAAGGATGCCATAAGGCATACCATAGTAATTATCCTGACTTAAAAAGTAAAGATCACCAACATTTAATCCGTCGGCAATCGCCTCACTATCATCGCGAAAAAATAAACCCTTAACGGGCAATGGCGGGCCGACCTGATTTTGTCGATTAATCCTAACCGTATATTGTGCAATGTGGCAATGGTAGCCGGAGTCATTGTCGTAAATCTGTCTAACTTGCTCGTATCTTATTCCATCTATTGCAGTTAGTTCAAGTTGAAATGTAACATCGCCGCGAAAAAAATCTATTGCGCGCCTAAATGCTTCCTCTGCTTGTCGCGTTTCATCGAACGATACTCCCCAAATTGCGACCTCAACCAAAACATTATCTACCCAACTTGCAGCGCTTTTATTATGCGCTGGATTAGAGCCTACTACCGTAACAACAGCAAATGGAAGCGCGGCGCTTTGCGGCGCAACTACCGGATAAACGCGCGTACCAAATAAGGCAAACGCATTTGGATTATCTGCTATTATTTTTCGTATCGGGCCTTGAACGTTCATTATACTTTTTTTAGGCGTTTGATTTTGGCTTTTAAGCCCTCTACAATCGTTTTTTGTGTGCGCTCCTTCATCATTATCCATGTAGGCAAAATAAACGGCCTGGGCGGTGTGTGGCGCGTGCCTTTTTCAATCATGTGAGCGTAGTATCCATCCGTTTTGCCGAATGGCCCAAAAACGCCTTGGGCGGTTCCCTTTGCTAATTTAGCTCCTACAAAAACGGCATACTTGCTTTGCTTAAAGCGTAAAACGTCAAACGATGCAGCGAGGTTGCCCGGATAATAAGTCGCTACTACATTACCTCGGCCCTTTGGCGCGCGCATACTCTTAACGAGTTTTGCAGTACTGTACCGTTTATGGACTTTGCGTCCGTGTGGTGCTGCCCGGTAAAGGGCTGCTACTACCGGTTTTGCTGACTTGGTTAAAATAGCGCTTGTACCACGCTTGGCGTTGCGCGCTATCTGCCTAAATTCTTTTAACAGCTCCTCGACTTCCTTTGCTATTTGTTCGTTCATTCTGTTACCTGCGTTTCAAGTATTAAACGATCGTTTCTGCCTTGCTCCGATATACGAATTATGTCCCAGTTGTCACCGTTGTAAACAATCCGATCAATAACTGTTATGTCCGTTTTACGAATCTCGAAGTTTGCCCGATTGGTTGCATAGACTGCGCCTTCTGTAACGTCTTCACGAACTCCGCTTTTTGGGTACATAACAGACGCCCAAACAGTTAGCAAGTTAGACCACGTTTCTACGCGTTCGCCGGTTGCATTTTCGACAAGCGCGCGTCGTTGGATTGTTATTTGGCGATCTAATTTACCAATGGTTTCTTTTTTATTGCGCATCATATCACAAATCGAGTATAGGGTGACATAAAGCGCTCGGATGCGCGTATAACAGCGTCCGACGGTGAATCGGTGCGATTTTCGTAAATGTCCGCTAAGATCAAAAATACTGCAATCTTTAAATTAGCAGGAACCGCCGCCGCGTTCGCATATCCTGTCGAGTACGTGACTTTAACTTGGAATGGCTCTGCGGTTGCGTTCCATCCATCGACGGGAACAACTACTCCCCTTTGGCTCTGTGTATGCTTTTCAATAACATATTCACTCGACGCCAAATTAGTAAACGTTGCCGGATTTGTACTGATAGAATACCCAATCGACGTGAGCGCGCTAAATGGAGCGTAGGTCAAATTAAAAGGTTGGTCATCATGCGGAAAGCTCCGGTAAGTTTCCACGACCGTAGCGCCCAAAAGCGACATTTGGCAGTACTGTTCGACAAAGCGAATTGCCGCCCGCAAATAGGCCTCAATTATAGTATCCTCAGCGCTCCCGGTAACGCGTAAATGCGTTTTAGCCTCATCGACTGTGACCGGCAAGGAGGAAGAGTAAGTTAGCTCTATTGCGGACGGCAAGTATTTCATTTTATCGCTTTGTTGCTTTTTTTACGATTGCGTCTGTGGCTGCTTCAATTAGGACTTCTGCAATAACTGCTAAGCCATCTTTGATTAGCCGCTTGGCGCGTGATTCCGGTACGTCTTTATGGATGCCTTTCCCGTATCCAAAGTCGCCGTCCTCGTCATGTCCAACAAGACTGTCTAAAACGCGAATAGTCATAACTAAGCGGTGATTAGGTGCTTAACTGCTGCGGTGTCAAGTAGTTTCGCGTCCCAACGAGCGAAGCCAAACAATCCAATTTCGCCAGTACCCATGTACAAGTACTCATTCCGCAAAATTTCAAGCGCGCGAGATTGACGAACCAAGTACTTGCTGA